CCACAAATAAAAGAGTTAAGTGATGAGGAAATAATTGAAATACGGCAGAACACCAAGGCAAGTAGCACAAATAATTGGGCTGACAGTTTAGCTTTTGCTAGAGCAATACTAAAGAAAGCGAGTGAGAAATGAACAATGAACCAGTAGCGTGGATGATTATAGATGTGGATAACGGAAAATCACTTCAGTTTAAAGAAAACAAATTTTCAGAAATAAATATTCCACTCTACACCGCACCAAGAGAGTTAAGTGATGAGGAAATAGAAGTTTTAAAAGAAATAATCAGAATTTCAGATAGAAAACACCCATTATGGGATAAAGCGAAAGAGTTTTTAAAATGACCTGTTCAATTACAACTGAATATTTATCAGCATTGGTTGGTTCTATTGGTTTTGGAGTGTGCGTTAGTTTTGGTTTGTATTTAGGTTATCGATTTGCTAAAACAATACTAAAGAAAGCGAGTGAGAAATGACCCGATATATTCAAAGAACCGATGGAGAAGGCTTTATTGTGCCTTTAAGAGAACTATATCGGCTGGCTTGCTGTGATTGTGGATTAGTCCATGATGTTGTTTGGGCTTACGACAAAAAGACTGATGAACTTGCTATGGCTGTTCAAAGAAACAACAGGGCTACAGCACAACGAAGAAGGAAACTAAAGAAAGCGAGCAATAAGTGATTTGTGCAAGTTCTGAATGTGATAGCGATGATATCAAAGTGATTGATTCACGGCCGCATGAAAGCAAGAACTGGATCAGGAGACGCAGAAAGTGTATGGTCTGTGGCCTGAGGTGGAATACCATCGAATTGGGGGAATTTGAGCTTGATGAGAACTGGACTGATGGAAACGGCATAAATGTTTAAATACGAGAAACCTTTGTACAGCAAGCGTCAGTCTGTGGCCAAGCGTAAAAAGAAGGCCACTAAGACCCTGATTAAGCTCGCAATGACTGACCCAACCTTGAGAGAAATAATCGAAAAGAAAGCTACCTCGATTGGGCGCGGCATTGCAAAAAAACTACAGTCAAACGATATCCCAAAGTATGAGCTTGGGATGCGTTTTGGATTCTATAAAACAAGGGAATGGCGTGATGTACGCTATAAAGCCCTAGTAAAGCATGGCAAGCGCTGTCAATGTTGCAATACGACAGAGGGATATCTCCATGTTGACCATATCAAGCCTCGTAGTTTGTTTCCAGAGCTGGAGTTAGATTTAAACAATTTGCAGATTCTCTGTGAGGCGTGTAATATTGGCAAATCCAATACCGATCAAACGGATTGGAGACAGCAATGAGTATCTGGGTTTCGGAGTCGAACCCTCAATGGCATGAGATAAACAGCCTCGCTAGGAGTAGTATTGCCGCAGAGCGGAAGACAGAGGCAGTAGCTAGACATTGGTACGCATTAATCGAAAGATTAGTAATACGGCCTGATGCTACTAGGGATTGCTGGAATCCCTTGGTAAACAGATACTGGAAGCGGTACGAAAGCCATCGTACTCCCATTCAGTTGGGTGAAGTCGTAAAAATATACGACTCCCTAAACTCGTCTAAAGAAAACAGGTGATAAATGTTTTCTATCCCTAAACAACCAAAGATAAAGCTAAAGCCTAAGCCACCAGACCGAAGGCAAATCGCGGTGGTGCCATTACGAGCGATTATGGATAAAAGCCTGAGCCTGGGGGCGTTACGAGTTCTGTGTATGGTCTGCGCCTATGCGAACAGGAGCGGCATCACATGGGTCGGTCAGCAGAGATTGGCGCAAGACCTTGGAGTTAGCCGCAGAACCATTACAGCTCAAATGACTAAGCTAAGAACCAAGGGCTACGTTGATAGATTAAGAAAAGGCGCTAAAGAATCCCATACGAGTACGATGCGGATAGTCTATGACAGAGATATCGGATTAGATGATTTGCTGGCTATGAGTAGCGAGGATGACCGCAGTCCACGAATGATTTTAGAAGAGGAGAGAGAGATGGCTAAGAAGGGGCTTAAAACGAGCGCTAAGGCTGTGAAAACACTTGGGGAATATGTGGATACCAAGATGACAGAGAAAAGCAATGGCGAGGCTATATTGGCTTATAACAGCAAGTTGGAGAGTGTGTTGGTCTTATATAGGAAAATATATAAAGAAGAAAAGGTAATGAATGAGTTGGATATGAAAGCTATCGAGTTGGCAGAATCGATAGGTTTAACCAATCATGAGTTCGCCACAGGGTTAGAGGTGTGGTTGAACGCTAGACCTGAGATGCCAGACTCAATCATTGACTATGCACGCGGGTTGTAACGGTATCAAACGGTGGTATGGAATAGGGCAAGCAGAGGGTGGGGTGCAATAAGCGAAAGCACAATGCCCTCGGAGCTGGGCTGGGGGTGCTTGGAATTTGAAGGGGGTATATGCCCCCCCTGGGGTTCGGCCTATGGGCGGGGTGTGTAACACAATTTTTCGCAGGTTTTTTGAAAGGAGCAAGCATGGAAGAGCAAGAGAAGTTAAAACGAGAGTTGCACAGTTGTAGCCTGAGTCTCTTGAGACAAGGGTTTTCCCTACATTCGATTATTCACGCAATGATCGTAGAATCAGAACGGTTGTCAGATTCCGCTAACGTGGTTGACGCAATCGAAGACAGTAAACATAGACCTTGAAGGATAGATAAAAATGAAATATGAAATGAAAGAAGGCAGTTTTACCTTATTTATAAACGATAAAAAGCGTGATGAGAAAGATGCAGACTGGTCTGGCACCATCAAGCTAGCCGATGGGGTGGAGTATTGGTTTAATGGCTACGCCAAAGTAACCAAGACTGGTCGTAATTACATCTCTGGCAAGATCGGTAAACCAAAGCAACAGGGTTTTACGCCGCGGGGTAACGATGAGATGCCGCGTGATGGGGATATTCCGTTCTAATGCCTAAAGTAAAAGCACAGATATCGAGCCAGATTCCATCCTTGCAGAATTGGGGTGGGATTCGCTCGATCCAGAAGAGGTTAGAGCGTAGTGCGACTATTGCAGAGAACCGTGAAGCGGTAGCCTACAGTCTGCTTTGCATGGCCAATACTAAGATTACTGACATCATGGAGTGGGATGAGACTGGTCAAATTAAGGTTAAGGCTAGTAAGGATATTCCTGACCATGCCTTACAAGCCATCAAAAGTATTAAAGTTAATAAAGATGGTAATTTAGAGCTAGAGCTGTACGATAAGGTGGGCGTATTGAGATTACTGGCCAAGGCTAGTGGACTCTTAGATAACCCAGAGGATTCTGATAAACCGTCTGTAATTGGAATCAACATTAAGGCCCCAGACGTAACCGATGTGGAGATACCATGATTGAGCTATTAGTTGCTTATTTGCTATACGAGGGCGGAGCTGGGATGGAGTGGTGGGTTTTGTATGTGGCTATATTCTTAATGAGAATTGGCTACCTCTGGCAACAAATGAAACGAGAGCAAGAAGAGCAAATGGTTATTAAAAAAATAATCATGCCAGATGAAATCAAGCGCGATCACTCTTCAAATCATTAAGTGGGCTGGTACTGCTCTTTGCCTGGTTGGCATAGCGCTTACCAGTTTTAATATCTATCCGCTCAATATCTTTCTATCCTTGGTTGGCTCTGGTCTGTGGACTGTGGCCGCCATACAACAGAAAGACGCGCCATTATTTCTGGTTGAGATGGTAGCTGTGGTACTGTACTGCATGGGGGTAATGGCATGGATGGGATGACACCAGTAGTAATTGTGGATTGTGGGGCTAGCTACCGCGATACGTGTGAGAAGTGCGGCAAGCCGCTGGAGATTGACCAAATCCATAAATGCTTTAATTACCTAGAGGCTGTAAACCGAGACGAAGCGATCTATAACGCCAGGATGGGTCGCTCTGGAGTAGTCTGGGCTGGGGATTAGTTTTATTTTTATATAACTTTTAAGTTTGAATAATGGATATTAAAGTAACCTTTAAGTTACCTTATGCCAGTTAAAGTAACATTTATGAGCCATTAAGTTACATTTTTTGAAACAAAGTGTTTAGTTCTAACGTGAGGAACAAATGAAAGTAGCCATAACCATCGTTTTATTGATATTTCATGCAACCGTCAGCGCCCAGACCAATATCTACAAAGGCTCGCTGAATCTACCAGCTGGCTATGCTGTACAGATCGGCAATACGGTTCTCTACTCGGATGCTTTAAATCTCCCTTTGGCATACGAGCAGAAAATCGGCAGTACGTCTATTTACGCTGACGCCCTGAATCTGCCGCTAGGGGCTAAAGTACAGGCGGGGCCTGAGCCGTATTTGCCGCCTACCAATACAAAATTCTATACGATCTATGACGAACGATGAATGTATGGTTTTTGCGTTAGTCGTAGTAACGCTTTGGACTTTAGTTCTCTGGCTATTGATAGATTAAGTCTTATATAAGATATAAGAGTGTGGGCTGTTTAGGGAAAGAAGCCAGCAAAACCTAAACCTGGCACGTGAAACCAGTTGCCCACAAATTGATTATAGCTCTAATGGGTCAAACGATCCAAACTCTACAGCGATCATTTTGGCTCTGGCTCTGAACTTAGCATCGTGCCGCTCCCACCCAGCTTGACCCGTTTTATTAACTGGCTCAGCCCAGCGCGAGCAATGAATCATCTCATGGGCAATCGTGGCTACGCAAGTTAGATAGTGCGATAAACGCTTTCTTGAGATGGTAATTACGTGCGGAATCTCAGCGGCCTCATCGTAGAGGTACGTACCCAATGCGTCATTATCGTTATTCACGATAAAGCGGCACAACTCCACAGGCGGCATATTCCATTTATTGAATGGGTGCAACTTGCAAAGCGTGATGTACGTATCCTCTAGGAATGTAGCGTTTAATTTCATACCCGATTAATACAGCCTCTAAATTCAACCTCACCGTCTCCGCATACTTGTACCAGCTCTGGCATCAGTAAACGACCCTCTTCAAAGGATAACAGAGCGAAACCAGAACGCCAGTTGCGGGGATGGTCTTCCATGTACGCAAACTGGGTAGCCAATGGATCAGCCAAGGTGCCAGTCTGTACCCCATAACGCGTGCCGTTCATATCTGACCAAGGCTGTACGGCTAAAACGTGGGTGTGGCCCGTAATCATATTGACCCCAGATTGGAGCGTGTTGGTATGGCCAGCTGTGTGGCCACCCTTCCAGCGGTGTTTAATACAAGTATCCTCATTAACCCAGTAGGAGTAGCATGGTTTCCACATGGGGAAGTGGTCTTTTAGGCTAGTGCCTGGCAATCCTTCTAGGGCTGGGGCGTTATTAACAATGTACCCTTCCATCCGACTGTCATGGTTTCCCAAAGTCCAGATGAGTTCAGCGCCCTTAGCAACCTTCTCAATCTCACCCATGAAATATTGGCAAGCCTCTAGCTCTTGCTTAACCGTAGGCAGTACGCTCCAATCCAGACGCGGGAACCTTGATACACTAGCCCCATCGAACATATCGCCATTAGCCACAATAACCTGGGGTTTAAACTCTTTAATAAAAAACAATAAGGCTTTAAAAGCAGTTGTAAAGTTATCTGGCCAGAAGTGGGCATCTGAGAAAACGATTACTTTGCCCTTTTCCAGCTCTCGGCCACGTCTGACATGGCCATCGGTTTGATCTATCTTTGTTAATCTTTCTTTTTTGGGTCTTTCTTTTTTGGCATCTCGTTGAGAGTTGAATGTTTCTAGCTTGATTCCGTGCCTTGTTTCTATTGCGAGTCTGCGATTCATAACTGATCTTGGACTCATTTTGTTAGCCAACCCCATTAATTTGGGAGAGCCATGTTTATTCCATTCCGCTATAAACTGCTCATCTGTAAGATAGTAGCCAGCCATAAAATACCTTTATGTTATAAAAAAAGGGTATATCATTATTATTGTGCCGATATTACAATAACTTAGGAAAAAAGCAAGTCATGGCAAGAACTAAGGAAACGTCAGCAAAAGAGTTGCCCAAATCTGGGCTAAACCTTGATTTCTCTAAATCCCCAGAGGTTTATCGGTTTCTCCAGTCTAACGCATTTGTGCGGGGGATGATGGGGCCAGTAGGCTCTGGCAAATCGTATGCGTGTGCGGCCGAGGTGTTTATCCGTGCCATTCAGCAAAAGCCTAGCCCTATCGATGGTATCCGATACACCCGTTTTGTCATTGTACGTAACTCTTACCCAGAACTCAAAACTACTACGATTAAGACCTGGCAAGACCTTTTCCCAGAGAATACCTTTGGGCCAATGCTCTATACCCCACCCATTACGCACCATATCAGGCTACCCGCCAGAGAGGGCGCGGCTGGGATTGACTGCGAGGTGATATTCCTAGCGCTTGACCAGCCAAAGGATGTACGAAAGCTATTATCTCTAGAGCTAACTGGTGCATGGGTTAATGAGGCGCGAGAGTTGCCAAAGGCCGTGATTGATGGCTTGACTCACCGAGTGGGGCGATATCCCACTAAACGCGATGGTGGCGCAACCTGGCATGGTATCTGGATGGATACGAACCCAATGGATGACGATCATTGGTGGTATCGCATGGCCGAGAAAGAAAAGATGACTGGGCCTTACGCTTGGAAATTCTTTAAGCAACCTGGCGGGGTAACCGAGGTTAGCCATGATATGTTGCCAGAAAACCCAGAGGCTAATGATTGCATATTCTCGGCTGGCAAGTGGTGGCAGTTAAATCCTAAGGCTGAAAACGTATCGAACTTACCGCCTGGCTACTATCAGCAGATGCTCTTAGGTAAAAACCTGGACTGGATTCGCTGTTATGCCGAGGGTAAGTACACCTATGTACAAGAGGGCAAGTCGGTCTGGCCTGAGTACAACGATAACATTATGGCTGTGGACTTAGAGGTTGACCAGTCTGTGCCGATCCAAGTGGGCTTGGACTTTGGTTTAACCCCAGCGGCCGTGATTGGCCAGCGTTTGCCAAGCGGTACATGGCAGATATTGGATGAGATCGTAACTTTTGATATGGGGCTTGAGCGTTTTGGCCATCAACTGCTAGCTGACCTTAACGCCAAGTATCCTGGGATGCAAATCCTAGTCTGGGGCGATCCAGCGGGTATGGCTAGGGATGCGATCTATGAGGTAACGGCTTTTGACTTCTTGAAAACGCTAGGCTTAAAAGCCCAGCCAGCGCCATCGAATGACTTTAAGGTTCGCCGTGAGGCTGGTGCCGCGCCCATGCAACGTCTGATTAACGGTAAACCAGGCCTATTGGTTGACACAAAATGCAAGTTATTGCGTAAATCTTTGGCTGGCGGCTACCACTTCAAGCGCGTATCAGTCGGCTCTGGGCAAGAGCGATTCCGCGATGCACCCAATAAAAACGAACATTCCCACGTAGGCGATGCTTTTGGCTACCTATTGCTTGGCGGTGGCGAGCATAAGAGACTTACGCGCCCAGGCCAGCCAGCTAGTAAGACATTTGTAGCCCAGACGGTAGCTAATAGCGAGTTTGATATCTTTGCCCGATGAGCTACGCAATACCATTAGCCGCCCTTAATGATGAGATGCACAAGCGCAAGGGTCTTTATTACTTGCCATTTGTGCCAGATCACTTTGACCATCTTGACATAGATCAACCAGAGATAACTGTTTTAGCCAAAGGCGAGATGCTCAAGTACATGGTGGCTAGTCAGGCCACGATGGGTACTGCGGTTACTGCGTTTATCTACGACCGACCCGTAGCAGTATTTGGTGTGGTGAATATCTGGAAGGGCGTTGGCGAGATGTGGAGCCTCTTTGATAATGCCGCACGGAATTACCCACCGACTATGCTTAGAGGTGGCAGAGTATTTACCGATATCGCTATGAGATATCTCCACTTGCATCGATTACAAATTACTGTTAGAACTGATGACAAAAGAGCCTTGCGGTATGCAAGAGCGATTGGGTTTGAGACAGAATCAATTATGAGAATGTTTGGCCCTGACAAGGTTGATTATCTACTTATGACGAGGTTTTAATATGGGTGGTTTATTTGGCGGTAGTAAAGCTCCTGACACAAGTGGTCAGATTCGCGCTCAGCAAGAAGAAAATACGCGGTTAAGACAGCAAGCGGAAGAGGAGCGCAGAGAGCTGGCCGAACAGCAAGCCGCTCGTACGTCAGCTCGCCGTAGAGGCGGTTCACGGATGCTTTTATCGGATACTCGATTGGTGCCAGAACAGGGCATCGTTGAGCAAACTTTGGGTTCTAACAAAATGGGAGCGATGTAATGGGCGGAGCAGTTAAACCAGTTCAAGCGGTAGCAAGAAAAGCGGTAGATATTGGATCTGCCGCTATTGGCGGAAAAACATCAGGGCAAAAAAGAGCAGAGGCACAAGCGCAAGCATCACAAGCGCAAGTTGCACAAATGCAACAAGCGTCAACCGAAGAAAAGCAAACTGTGCGTAGGGCTAGTGCGGCCGAAGAGCTTGCTGGATCGCGTATGCGTGGCGCTCGCCGCCGTGGTCGCTCTTTATTGTCAGATGCTCGCCTTATGGGTGAGGCTGGTGTAGAAACATTGGGCGGCGGCACAAACCTTTAAGGACTAATCATGCCAGATAAAGATAAGATGCAAAAGAAAGTAGCCAAAGTTATGCGCGAGTATTCCAAAGGGAAGCTCAAGTCTGGCTCAGGCGAAAAAGTTAAATCACCAGCTCAGGCAAAAGCAATCGCTATGTCTGAGGGCCGTAAGGCTGGGGGATACTAATGAAAGCTGGCCTATACGCAAATATCCACGCTAAGCGTGAGCGCATTGAAGCTGGCTCTAAAGAAAAGATGCGTAAGCCTGGCTCACCTGGCGCGCCTACGGATGAGGCATTTCGTAAGGCCGCTAAAACAGCAATGAAGCCTAAGAAGAAATAATGGCCATTCTTGTTGAGCGCGAGTCGCTTACAACTAAATCTCGCCATGTTTCTCCAAGCTATGTAGATAAAGATGGCAATCAATATCTAGCTAGCTCGGATAGACCGTTTCCCATTATTGATGTAAACCATCTGCGTTTGCATGAGGGGCGTGCGTATTATGTGTATAAGCTAAATCCAAACGCTAGCAAATTAGCAACCTCAGCAAGCATTGATATTGCTGTTGCTTGGCCAGCTGGTATTTTGCCTCACGCAGTTGTAGCTTATCAATGCGGTGGCGAGGCTGAGTTTTACATTTATGAATCACCATCTACAAGCGGTGGCACGCCATTGACTATTCATAGGCGTAATCGTTCGATTACAAGCACAAGCACGGGCGCGGCAGTATTGGCTCCAACGGTTACATCAACTGGCACAGAGATTTATGCTGAGTTTATTTCTAGTGGCCAAGGTGGTACTGGTGCTGGCGGTGGAGACTATACATACGAATATGTCTTTAAACCGCTTACAACATATCTGTTTCGTTTGACTAATGTAAATGGTCAAGCGCAAATGGCTGAATTACGTATTGAGTGGTACGAATGAAGAAAGAACATAAGAATCCTAAAGGCGGCCTGACCGAAGCTGGTCGCAAATACTTTGAGCGCAAAGAAGGTGGAAACCTACAGGCACCCTTAAAGTCTGGCACCAACCCTAGACGCGTTTCATTTGCCGCTCGATTTGGTGGTATGGCTGGGCCATTAGTAGATGAGAAGGGCAGACCAACCCGTTTGAAGTTGGCGCTCAAGGCGTGGGGATTTGGTAGTAAAGAGGCGGCTCGCAACTTTGCAAATAGACATAAGAAAGACTGATATGGCTGAAATGATGCGTTTGAAACCAGAAGAGATTTTAAAGCGCCACGATATAGCGTTGCGTAAGAAAGAAGACTTTAGAGACCTATACGATGAGGTCTATGAATTTGCTTTGCCACAAAGAAACCTCTATGACGGTTATTATGATGGTAAGGTTGGCGGCGCTAAAAAGATGAACCGCGTATTTGATGCTACTGCTATTAACTCTACACAGCGCTTTGCCAACCGATTACAGTCTGGCATTTTCCCACCACAGCGTAAGTGGTGCCGCCTAGAGGCTGGCCCTGATATTCCAGATGACCGCAAGGCTGAGGCTAATGCGGCATTAGACATTTATACCGAGAAGTTATTTGCAACGCTCAAGCAATCCAACTTTGATATTGCGATTGGTGAGTTCTTGCTTGATCTATCTGTTGGCACAGCAGTTATGATGGTTCAGCCTGGCGATGATATTTCACCAATCAACTACATCCCTGTACCGCAATTCTTAGTTGCATTTGAAGAGGGCGCGAATGGTCAGGTGGATAATGTGTATCGCCGTATGCGTATTAAGGGTGAAGCAATTATCCAACAATGGAAAGACGCTGAGATTCCTAGCGATTTACAGACCAAGATTGATAACAAGCCGACTGAGGACTTTGAGCTAATCGAGGCTACTGTATTCGATCCTAAGCGCGGCGATTACTGCTATCACGTTATTGCTAAAGACACTAAGCAAGAGATTGTTTATCGCAGACTCAAGAATAGTCCGTGGATTGTAAGCCGTTACATGAAGGTTGCTGGCGAGATTTATGGCCGTGGCCCATTGATTACAGCTCTCCCAGACATTAAGACATTAAACAAGGTAAAAGAGTTAGTCCTTAAAAATGCTAGCTTGGCTATCTCTGGTGTATATACAGCGGCAGATGATGGAGTGCTAAATCCAGCTACCGTTAAAATTATCCCTGGCGCGATCATACCAGTAGCGCGCAATGGTGGCCCACAAGGCGAGAGTTTGAAACCTTTACCTCGCGCTGGGGATTTCAACGTATCGCAAATTATCATTAATGATCTAGTGCAGAACATTAAGCGTATTTTGCTCGATGAATCGTTGCCACCCGATAATATGTCGGCTCGTTCTGCAACCGAGGTTGTAGAGCGCATGAAAGAGCTAAGCCAGAATCTAGGCTCAGCCTTTGGCCGTTTGATTAACGAGACGATGATTCCAATCGTTAGCAAGACTTTGCAAGTAATGGATGAGCGTGGACTAATTGACTTGCCATTACGGGTCAACGGTCTCGAAGTTAAGGTCTCTCCAGTATCGCCATTGGCTATGGCTCAGAATATGGATGAAGTAGCCAATACCATGCAGTTTGTACAGCTCGCTAGCCAAATGGGGCCAGAGGGCCAAGCAACACCTAGATATGGTGATATTGTTGATTACATTGGTGATAAACTCGGTGTGCCATCGCGTTTACGTGTATCGCCAGATGAACGCGCATTTAATTTACAACAAGCCGCACAGCAAGCTCAGCAAGTAGCTCAGGAGAATCCTGAGATGGCTGTTGAGGCTGTAAAACAACTTACATGAAAAAGAAACTAGATCAAGCAATAACAGACGGATGGGAAGGTTTAAACGAGATATCCCTAGACATTAGGGATTCTCAACAAGCAGTAGAGGATTTGAATAAGCTATGCCTCAGAGTATTGGGAACTGAGGATGGCGTAAAGCTCATGGGATGGCTAAGGGCATCCGTACTAGAGCAACCAGTAGCCGTGCCTGGTAGCGACTCTAGCTTTGCTTACTACCGTGAAGGTCAGAACAGCATCGTTAGAGACCTTGAAGCACGGATAACCAAAGCAAGGAACCTTTAAAAATGGAAGATGTAGCGAACCAACCCGCAGAGGCGCAAGCCGAGAGCGGCCTATTGGATTCAGCAACAGTTGATGACAATAATGCCGCAGAGCAACAAAACCCAGAGGCTACAGCAATTAGCCACTTGGAACCCAAAGAGGATGATGAGCCTTTAGAAAGACCAGATTGGTGGCCTGAGAACTTCTGGAAAAAAGATGACTCAGCCCCAGACCTAGAGGGCATAGCGAAATCTTGGATGGATTTGCGTAAGCAGATTAGCCAAGGCAAGCATAAAGCCCCAGCAGACGGTAAGTATGATCTATCTGCGTTCGGTGATATCCCAGACTCAGACCCAGTTAAAAGCCATGTTATGAATTGGGCTAAAGAGTATGGCGTATCTCAGGCCGCACTAGACACTCTGGTTGGCGAAGTCGTTAAGATGGGTGTTGGAGAAATACAACAAACCCAAGCAACGCTAGCCCAAGAAAAGGCCGCGCTTGGCCCTAATGCAGATGTGCTGATTAAAGGCATGACTGACTGGGCGCGTGGATTAGTCAACAAGGGAATCTGGGGTAAAGATGACTTTGAAGAGTTTAAGTACATGGGCGGTACAGCCAAAGGCTTAAAAGCTCTAATGAAGTTGCGTGAGTCCTATGAGGGTTCACGGATTCCTACCCAGTCTGTGCCAGTTGAAGGCCAGCCATCCAAGGAAGAGCTGTATCAGATGGTTGCCGATCCTAAGTACAAGTCTGACCCAGCATATCGCCAGAAAGTAGAGCGGATGTTTAACGCCACATTTGGCCAATAGATTTATCCTCAAGGGAGTTTTTGACCCGCCTAGTGCGGGTCTTTTTTTTACTAGATTTAGTAGGGCAATAAAAATATTTGACTAGATGTTGTTTTTTTTCCACAGTTCTGTTAGAAAACGGATAAGGCATACCAATTTATTGGCCCTTAATGCAGATAAGTCTGACGAGTGGCTAGCGTAACTAGCAAGCAGACGGCCCTGAGTATCAGGCTAACCGAAGCAAAAAACCTTTATTTTTTACCTTTTTATAGGAGTCTCACATGAGCATTTCGTTATCTAATGCCTTTGTAACTCTATTTGATGCTGAGGTAAAACAGGCCTACCAGGGCAAGGCAATGCTGGTTGGTGCTGTACGTCAGCGTCGTGGAGTTGAAGGTTCTACCGTTCGTTTCCCTAAAGTTGGCCGTGGCGTTGCTACTCCCCGTATCAGCCAAGCCGATGTAACCCCATTAAACGTTGGTTTCTCTAACGTTACTTGCACTTTGTCTGACTGGAACGCCGCTGAGTACAGCGACATTTTCAGCCAAGCTAAAGTTAACTTTGATGAGCGTCAAGAGCTTGTTCAAGTTTTGGGTAACGCTATTGGCCGCCGTCAAGATCAGTTGATTCTTGATGCTTTGTCAGCCGCTACTGGTACTGGCACCGTATCTAACGATATCGGTGGTACTGATACCAACATGAACGTAGCTAAGTTGCGTGAAGCTAAGCGTCAATTAGACCGTGCTAACGTACCCCCAGAAGGCCGTCATATTATTTTGCACGCTTCTGGCTTAGCATCTTTATTGGCCGAAACCGCTGTAACCAGCTCTGACTTCAATACTGTCAAAGCTTTGGTTGCTGGTGAGATCAATACTTTCTTAGGCTTTACTTTCCATATCCTTGGTGATCGTTCTGAGGGTGGCTTGGCAATCGATGGTTCTTTAGACCGTACTTGCTTTGCTTTCCACAAAGACGCTATCGGCTATGCCGAAGGTATTGCTCCACGTACCGAAATCAACTACATCCCAGAAAAGACATCGTTCTTAGTGAACTCTGTATTCTCAGCTGGTGCAGTTGCTATCGACTCTGAGGGTATCGTTAAGATTACCGCTCGCGAAACCGCTTAATAGGAGATTAGATCATGGCATATGATTCAATTGGTTTTGCAACCATCGGCGCATCGAAGGCTGGTAATGCACCTTCCGTGTATTCGTATTCAACCCCTGACGCGATTGCTGACGTTAATACAGAGGGCTACTTTAATGCCCTGTCAACTGTATTAAAAGTTGGCGATCTGATTTATTGCGTTACCTCAACTGGAACTACTGCTGTAGCTACTTTGGCTGTTGTACGCTCCAACGCTTCTGGCGTTGTTGATATTGACAACGGAACGACCTTAGCCGCAACTGACGGCGATTAATATCGCTTAGTACCAAAGTGGGCTATTTTCTGGTAAAACAGGAGATAGCCCATTCTTACATTGGAGATATAAATGGCCGCTGGAGATACCGCCCTAACAATCTGTTCTGACGCTTTATTGATGCTGGGCGCTAAGCCCATTTCGTCATTTGACGAGGGTACAGATGAGGCTTCGGTTGCTAACCGTTTATATTCAGACATTCGCGATCAGACCTTGGTAATGTATCCTTGGTCTTTTAGCTTTAAGAAAACCTCGATAGCGCGTTTAATTACAACGCCTACTAACGAATACCGTTATGAGTATCAGTTGCCTGGAGATCGTTTGGCATCTCCCCGTAATGTCTATGACACTAATGCGACTGGTATCCCGCCACGCAAAGAATATCGGATTATGGGCAATAAGCTCTTAACCGATTACGAGCAAGTCTATATTGACTATCAATACGCTGTACCTGAGTTTGATATGCCACAGTATTTTGTGCAACTGCTCAAGTATATGCTGGCATGGCACATGGCTCTACCAATTACTGACCAGACTGAGAAAGCTCAATATTGGCAATCTGTAGCTACAGGCTCGCCAGCCGAGAATGGCCGCGGTGGCTATATGCGCGTTGCTATGAATATTGATGGCCAAGGTCAACCAACAAACGCAATCAATGACTTCTCTCTAATCTCTGTGAGGAATTAATGGCTCGCTTTGTAAGCATACAGACTAACTTCTCTACTGGTGAGTTAGACCCGTTGCTTAGGGCGCGGGTTGATTTAACTGCTTACCAGAACGCACTAGAGAAAGCGACTAACGTAGTATGCCAGCCACAGGGCGGTATTCGCCGCAGACCTGGTACGCGCTATATTACCTCGTTGCCTAACTCTGGCACCGAATCAGCGGCCAATGGTGTGCGTTTAGTTGAGTTTGAATTTAGTACGTCTGATAGCTATATGCTTTGCTTTACGCATAATCGGATGTACATATTTAAAAATAAAGTTTTAATTACCAATATTAATGGCTCTGGAAATCCATATTTAGATACGTCTGGCGTTGGCCTTACTGGCGCTAGATTAAGTCGAGTCGTATGGACTCAATCAGCTGATACGCTGATTGTGGTACATCCAGACGTTGCCCCTATTGAAATTGTGCGAGGTTCTACTGATGCTTCCTGGACTGCTTCTGCTATTGTTTTTGATTCCATACCAAAGCATGCTTTCACTCTTAGTGTATCCAACCCATCGGCCACGCTAACCCCATCTGCTGTATCTGGCAAGATTACTTTAACAGCATCGGCTAGCGTATTTTTATCTACTGATGTTGGCCAGTATGTTAATGCTAGCCCACAAGGCAGAGCCAAGATTGTGCGTTATAACTCTGGTACATCGGTTGATGCAATTACTGAGTTTCCATTTTTTAACACATCTGCTATTGCTAGCGGCCAATGGGATTTAGAGAGAGGCTATGAGGATGTATGGTCAAGTTCTAAAGGTTGGCCACGATCTGTAACCTTCCATGAAGGCCGTCTATACTTTGGCGGCTCTAGGTCGCGCCCATCTACTATCTGGGGTAGCAAGGTTGGTCTATTTTTTGACTTTGATGCTACTGAGGGATTGGATGACGATGCAGTTGAGGCTACATTAGATACCAATACATTTAACGCGATTGTCGATATTATCTCTGGCCGCGACTTGCAAGTGTTTACAACTGGTGGTGAGTTCTATGTGCCACAGAACGGCCTAGACCCAATTACACCCACAAACTTCTTTGTAAAGACTGCTAGCCGTAATGGCACAAAACAAGGTGTACGCGTTCAACAGCTCGAATCAGGAACGCTCTTTATTCAGCGTCAGGGTAAGAGCCTTAATGAATTTGCGTACACCGACACTCAAGCTACCTATGTAACGCAAAAGATATCGCTTTTGGCTGGCCACTTACTAAAGAATCCAACTAACCTAGCATTGCGCAGATCGGTTGCTACAGACGAGAATGACTTGTTGCTAATTACCAACGCAGATGACGGCACGATGGCCGTGTTCTCGTTATTGCGCGCTCAGAACGTAATTGCTCCATCTGAGTTTATTACTGTGGATGGTAGCTTTGTGGATGTCAGCGTTGATATCTCTACGATCTATACCGTAGTCAAGCGTAACGTCAATGGCGTTAATCAATTCTATGTTGAGGTATTTGAGGATGGTTTACTAACTGACTCAGCTAAGACTGGTACTGGTGCTGTTAGCACGGTATCTATGAGCCATCTTGCAACTGAAACTGTAAATATTCTGCTAGACGGAACTGTACAGGCTAATCAAGCCGTGCCGTCTGGCGGCACCGTAACATTATCGAGAGCCTCAGTAACCTCTTATGAGTTAGGGCTACCGATTAGTGTTGAAGCTCGTACCATGCCAGTAGATTTAAAGCTACAAACTGGTACACGTATTGGATTTAAAAAGCGTATTGTTGAAGTTAATGCGCTGGTTTATGAAACCCAGCACATGAAAATTAATGGCACGCTAATCCCATTTAGAGCATTTGGAGATATCCTGGATGAGCCAGTTGATGAGTTTACTGGCACAAAAACTTTGCATGGCATCTTAGGATATTCGCAAGAAGCCAAGATTACGATTAGTCAGGACATTCCCCTAAAGATGACTTTATTGGGAATGGAGTACAAAGTAGCAACACATCAAGGAACTTAACATGGGTGCAGTCGCGTTACCGTTAGCTCTTGCCGCAACCGCTATATCGGCATATGGTTCGATTAGAGAGGGTCAGGATAAAAAGAAATACTATGACCAGATTGCTCAACAATCCCGCGTAGAGGGTGAGCGCAAGGCTATCCAATATCAGTTTCAAGCTAATCAGATTTTGCAACGCACTAACGCGGCTAATGCGGCCGTGATTGCTAGGGGCTTTGCTGGCGGTACCCAAGGCTTTGAAGGCTCTGCGGCCTTGATTCAATCTATTAACAATACTCGTGGCGGTAAAGAGTTTGCGTTTGCTTTGGGTAATGCTGATGGTGCTAGACGCTCTAGCCTAATCCAAGCAAGCCTATACGAACAGGCTGGAGAAACAGCCTTGCGTACTGGATACTTTAATGCGGCTAGTAAATTGGG